CCGGCATAGGCAAAACCATACTGACCCATCCAAGCGTTGGCGGCGAACTTATCAAACGCTTTCCATGCTTCACGTGTGCTGGCGTTGTTAATGCTGGCATACAGGGAGTTGGTGGGGCTGTCAGTCCCGTTGATTTTCTCCCGCAATAACTGCCTGAATACGCCTCTTAAGCTCTCTGCCCATGTTTGGTTTATCTCATCGTCTGAGATGTCAGCCTGTGCGCCGGAGGGAGGTCTTACAAATGTAGGCGAATCGTGTTCGTCATTGTCGTCATCTCCGCCGCCACCTGTGGGTGTTGTAGGAGTTGCCGCTACTGTGGAGGCCAGATTCCGCAGGGCAGTCAAAGCTGTATTAACCCATCCGAGGATGCCGGTTGCCATAGATTCGGCTGCAGATACGGCGACACTGGCATTTTCACTGATGCCGTCTGCCAGGCCCTGTACTACGTTAGCGCCTAGTGCAAACATTAACCGTGAGGGGGATGCTATACTAAAGAAATTCCGCAGTGCATCATTGATACTACTTGCTACGTCTAAAGCCGCCTGCTTTGCGGCATACAGCTTGTCTGTGATGCCATCGACAAGGCCCTGGACAATGTTGCCGCCCCATTCCAAGGCACTGGTAGCCAGCCCGGAGAGTACATCAATCACGTTTGTTTTGAGGCTCTCCCAAGCTGCCGCGGCATAAGTCCAAATATCCCAACTGCTGACCCATGCGACGATCCCATCCCACCAACCGGTGAAGAAGTCTTTGATGCTGGTCCAGATGGTGGTTGTCCCTGTCTTGACAGCCGTCCATTTCTCAGTAACAAACCCCAAGACCTGACTAAGCGGACCGATAAATGCCCCAACGATCGCAACCCAGATGTTGACGAAAAAAGCCTTGATACCATTCCAGATTTCGGTGGTTGATGTTTTAATACTATTCCAGTGCCCTACGACATAGCCTATAAGCAGGCCCAACGGCCCTAGGCAGATGGTCAGCAGCAGGGGCCACCATTCGGCAAAGAACGTTTTAATTCCACCCCATATTTCAGAGGTCTTGTCTTTTATGGCCTGCCATTTTTCCGTAACTGCTGTTTTAATTGCTGTGACTTTATCAGATATTGTTTGTTTAATACCTTCCCAAACTTCAGTTAAATACGTCCACAGTTCTGTTGCTTTTTCTTTTATCAAGTCCCAGTTCTGGTATAGTAAAACCCCGGCAGCAACTACAACGGCAATGGCAATGCCGATCGGCCCCAACCCGAGTATTAAGGATGCCAATTTTGGAATTAGGCTCACAATCGTGCCACCAAGCGTACTCATAGTAGTAACAACCGCGCCAATTCCCGTGGCCATAGTCCCGAAAACCAGCAACACAGGCCCGATTGCCGCCGCTATCCCTGCAATTGCCACTACCATTCCCTGTGTGGCTGGAGACATTTCCGCGAACTTCGCCATCATTTCCTTTAATTTAGCTATAAGTGGGGTCATTATGGGAAGTAAAACCTCGCCAAAGTCGCTGGCTAGATTCTTAATTTCAGTTGCCAGCCCCCTCAATGATCCAGAACCACCATCGGCTTCTCTCGCTGCTTGCCCCTGCGCATCTGCTGTTTGTTCCATAATAAGCGCAAGCGTGGCGGCCTGCTTGGTGGCCAGGTCCATTTCGCCTGTGCCGCTAGATAATCCCATTTCTAGGGCTTTTGTTTTGATAGTCGCTTCGTTTACGCCCATGCCGTAATTATCCAGCATGGAGTTATTGCCTTTGAGGGCCCCCGTTAAGGCTTGTACAGCACTTTCTGTTGTGCCTCCAAACATAGCCGTTAAGTCGCCTGCCAGCTGCACGAGGGTTTGCGATTGCTTTGCGGCCTCGGCCTCACCTAACCCGCCGATATTTTGCAGCATCGCCCCCATCGTATTCGCATAGGCAAGAGCTGCCCCCTCGGCAATGCCATAGTAACTTGGTAGGGTATCGGCCCATGTCTTTACACTCCCTGATGCTCCTTTGAAGATCTGATCCGCTGCGCCCATCGCGTCCTGCAGGTCTGCCCCAAACTTAAATGCGGCTGCCCCAGCGGCCACAATCGGTGCTGTAACCTTCATTGTTAGGCCTTCGCCGACGCCCGTCATTTTCTGCCCGGCATCCTGCAGTGATTTCCCCATTTTTTCTAAAGTAAAAGAGGTTTGCTTCAGCTGCCCCTCTAGTTTCTTTAACCCTTGCTCAGCGGTTTCTACTTCGCGCTGAAAGGCCCGGTATTGCCCGGCAGATATATCACCCTTCGCGAATTGGGCATCAACTTGGACTTGTGCGGTTTTTAAAGCGTCGAGTTTTTTCTTGGAATTTTCAACGGCCTCGGCAAGCAGCTTTTGCTTTTGAGCAACCAAAACAGTGTTACCGGGATCGAGTTTTAGCAGCTTTTCAACCTGTTTGAGTTCAGACTGCAGATCCTTACTAACCTTGTTAACGTCACCCAGGGCAGCAGCCAAGGCTTTAGTCTCTGTCCCGATAACTATGTTAATACCTTTAATCGTTTCCGCGATGACGCCCACCCCCTTCAGGGTAAAAATAAAAGCCTTATAAATCTACCTGGTCGATAAATACTTTTTTAGTTTTTGGCCTGTCCGCGTCCACTAACGCTGTGACAATTAAGATATCAAACATATCCTCCATATACTCGTTGTCGATATCCCCCAAAAGCTTATTAAACATCCGGCAAAATAAGATGCAGAAATATACTACTTGTTGATACTCCGACAGTTGAGATAAATCTATCGTCTCCCCGCCGGAGTTTTCCCGTTTGGGAATTGCTGCCCTTTAAGCATTGCCAAGCCCTGCACATGTGATTTTATGTGCACAAATATTGCGTTGAGATCATCCATGTCAAGATTTTCCTCAATCACATCCTTGGTGATATCGGGATGATTAAAAGCACCAACAACGATATCCAGCATTGCATCAAATGTTTCCTCGCTACCTAACTCCCCGTTACTTTGTTGCTCGGAAAACATAATCAGCTGGCGCCATAGTTTAATCTTGGGTTTCGGCATAACTATTTTTTTGCCATTAACGATCAGGAACGGTGCGGGTGTAGACATATAAGTGCCTCCTATCAGTAATTTATTATGTAAGAGAGGGAGGGCGGGTTTCCCCGCCCTAGGTGGTGTTTAGGCTACGCAGGTAATGTTTACAAAGGTATCGCCTGCTGCCAGGACTTGACCGTAGATGTCTTTTACCAGGCCGGAAGCAACGAGGATATAAGCCGCTGAATTAGTAAGGTCTGACCCTGGATTGAGTGTTACTACCTTGTTGGCGGCGTCAATCGACAGGGCAGCCGTGACCTTTGTGCCATCAGTCACCTTAAGCAGGTAAAAATAGTTACTGGTCAGATAGGCCGCATTAATTGCGTTATTGTAGGTGATGGTCGGGCTGATGTTGATTGCTACGTCGGTGCTCGGATCAGTCGGTGCCATCGTGATTGTCAGCGCGTCAGGAGCGGCGATAGTCACAGGTGCCGCGACAAACCAGTTGGTGATCGTCCCGGCTGCAACAGCGGCATCGTCACTATCGCACCAGACTTTGTACTCTTTGTCGTAGTCACGGCGCAGGCCGGAGAACGTCAGCTTGGTGGTGCCAAATTCAACCTTTTCGCCCCTGGTTTTGTAGGAGTCATCAGGGACAGAAAACTGTCCTTTGAGATACCAGATATACCGATATTCTCCGTTTGATTTTTGGCTCTTGAATGCGATCGCCACAACCTTTGGAGTGTCTGTCGGCTTTTCGATGACCACCCCTGACGTTATGGTGTGTCCCAAGAGCCAGGCACGTCGAGCGGGAGTCAGGTTTGTAAATTCTAATTCGATCTCCTGTCTGCCAACATTGGACACGTTTGTTGCCGGACCATCATCTGCGTACTGGGTTTCGATTGATCCGTTGGCTCTTACGTTTGCAGCAATAGCCCCAGTGATTGCAACCGGCGTGTCATAGGTGCATCCGGCGGATGTGTCTGTCAGGTTTTCGGCACAATAAAAATCGCTTAACCCTACTTGTGATTGTTCCATTGTTTAGCCTCCTGTAATTTGTATTTCATACGTGACTTGCAGCATGTTTTCTTCCGGTATCCAGTTTTCAGTTTTGCTGTACGGCAGCTGGTTTGCGGTTAGTAGCGCCTCAATTGCGGCCTCATTAACCGGATCTTTAGCTGCAACGTAAAGTTCAATGTCATAAGCGTCCGCGCTGTCGGCATTGATGTTATCTGCTTTCTGGTCGTTGTCGTATCGGAATAGATAGCAGATAAACGGCGGGAGACGGGCCTCTTTGAAATGGCTGTAGGCGACAGGTAGGCCCAACGTCAGCAAAGCTGTGTATAATTCCGTCTGCGTCATGGCTACCCCCCGTCCCTAATAATCTGTTTAACTTTATCTTCCAACGCCGCGCAATTGGTACGCTCTGCCGGACCCATATGCGGAAAGGACCGGGTCCTGCCGCCGTTTCGTTTGGCGTGCCCTTTTTCCAGCAGGTGGACTAGTCTGTAAAATTTAGCGTTCCAGACTGCATACTTCCGGTTGTTTGGGGTGCTGAGGTTGTTTTTCTTAAACCCGGATCTGTAGTTGCCATGAGGGGAAGGGGCTGCCGCTTTTACCTCAACGAGTATCTTGGCAGCCGTTTCATCGACGGCTTTTTCAATGCCAGCGGTTACGTCCTCGGTGTAGGCTTTGACGGCTTCGGCGATGGTGTCAGCCAGCTGGTCAATGGTTACGTTCACGTCACCACCTCCCCGCAAAGCAGGTTTAATTCCACGTGCTTATCGGCCGGATCGTCCACATATAGGATGTCAAATACGCGGGTACCTATTAAGGCCCGCATTTCAGCTTTTACATTGCGCCGGTACGATATGTTTATAACCCTCTGTGCCTCGGCAACGATCTGCCGGGCGGCCCAGTATTCGCGCCCTGATATATTTGCGACACCGCCCCAAACAGTTGCTAGGGTGTGCCAGGTTTCGACCGGCACGCCGATTGAGTTGTTGGCTACTGTCTTTGCCTGCAGGATTATTTGTTTGTCCCTTTCGCCTGCCATCATAGCGGCACCACCCTGTTCTTCCACAACAACGATTTTGCCCCGTCAGGTATTTCATATAATGGTTTCTCGGTTGAGTTTTCGCGTTGCCTATACCAGTGCCCCACCGTCAATAGAATGGCCTGCCTTATAGCCCTTGGGACGCTTGCTGTCGTATCGCCATAGCCTGTCACGTATTCAACCGCGACGCCAATATATGGACGCAAGGTAATGGATGGCCATGCCTTCCCATATCGCAGAAATATCTTCCCAACAAACGAGTCCACATCAACCGTATAATCAGTAGCGGCCATTGTGTACTCCACATCATCGGTGTCATAATATTTGACGCTAGTCACGCTCTGTAATGGGGGCATGTCTAACTCAATAAAATCATCTACCGGAAATGCGTCAAGGCGCTTTATATACGTTCTGGTTATATACGCACGGCCATGAAAATCCTCACAGTCCTCGCGGGCGGCTTCAATCTTTTCCTCAATCCAAGCCGAATCCGCAACAGATGCCGAATATTCCAATACAGATACGCTAAAGTCGCAGGTTGCCCCCGCTACTGTAACTACCGGCCTGACGTACCTTTTGCCGCCGGTGTAGGCCAGCTCTGCCGCGGCGTTGTCGTTGGCTGTTGTAACTGTGGTAAATGCCCCGCTGGTTACGTCTGCCCAGGCGTCCGCTACATCGTCTCTGTGCTGGAGCTTA